TATTTAATGATTTAATCATCTTATCTTTAAAAGCTATCTCATCTTTTAATAGTTTTATTTTTTCTTCGTATTCTTTTTTAATTTCTTTTATTTCTTCTTCTCTATCTAATAACTTTTGACTGTAAGTTTTTAATTCTTTCTTTTGATTTCTTGTTTCAGTTTGATACTGAGCCAACTTAATTAATATTGCGTCTGTCATTTTCCTCCCTATAGTTTTTCATAAAAGTCCTCCAATCTTTGCATATCTTCTTCATGGTAGTTTTCTAATAAAAAATTAGACTTGTAGTTTCTAATCTCAGACCAATCCACACCAATAATCATAGCAAGTTTTTTTATATTACCATCTGCAAATCTAAGCATTTCTTGTCTTTGTATGTTTATTTGTATGAATTTTTTAAAGAAATATTTCAGTCCTTCAGGGGATAACTCCCAACAATTGTCAGGACTAAAAATAATATAATCAGTATCATTTACATATATTAAATATGGTTTGTATTCGTTGTTAAAATGTTTGCTATAAATAGAAGTTTGTATGCAGTGAGTGAACATAGGTTTTTTTACTTTGGTTGCTTTTGTAAAAACATAATCCCCTATTCTATTAGTATTTGTATCTACCTTTTTTATTTTTAAAGGTTTCAAACTAACACTACCAAAATTATTTTTATGTTCAGTGAATATTTTTTTATCATGGTTGACACAATCTATATGTCCTTCGTTTGCAAGGTTTAATGTTTGACCCATGTACTTATCATTATACCAATCAGAAAAAGATAATTCTTTTTCCCATCCTTCAAAGCCACCTGATATTTCTTTGATAGCTTCTAAATGTCTTTCAACATAACCTTTAATATGTCTTTCAATAAATTTTATTTTTAAACTATGCTTTTCATCAAAGATAAATTTAGTAAAATAATTAAAAAAATTACTTTCAACATCTTCAATTTTTGATTGACCAATTAATATGTTTTGAAATTGGTCATGTGCAAAAGTTCCTGCTTTGAAACTGCTTGATGGTTTTTCTTGTTTAAATTTTAAGTATGGCATCAAATGATATTTGTTAAACCACATCCAATTCGTTAAGGATGTTTGACTTGGTGATGTTGTGGCTTTATTAAAATCACCATTTGTCCATGCTAAATCTGTAAATCTTTCTTTCATTGATAGTTTATTTACAAATTATTTACAATTAAGTCAATACTTTTATTTGATTTATTTTAAAAATAATGTACTAAGTTTTAATGAATGTAGAAAAGGTTCATCTAAATTGGGAAGAAATATTATCAGGTTCATTAACTGGGATTGTCAGAGAAGTGGAAAGTTTAAGACAGAATATTGAGTGGGGTCATGGTGCTAACTTTGATCGTTATCAGAAGTGGGGAAAAACAATATCTGGTTCGCTATGTGAAATGGCTCTTTCTAAGATAATGAAATCTTATTTTTCTCATAGTGTTAACAATTTCTATGGTAAAGACTTAATCATAAATGACAAACCAGTTCAAGTACGATCTCAGTTGTATTCTAAAATAAATAAATCGCTTATAATTAGAAAAGGTTTTAAAGCTGAAGATTATTACTTTTATGTGGCTGATGATACCCCAACCTTTTATTTCTATGGCTACATTCAAGCCAAAGATTGTCAGAAATGTGGCAGATGGACAAACTTCAACAAAGAAGATAGACCTTATGTTTGGTCTATTCCAACAGATAAATTAAAACCAATATCGGAGTTTATAAATGAGTGATATTAAATGTGCATTGTTAAAACCTTTTGGATCAACAATATTAAAATCAGAATTACCTGATGATTTAGTAAAAGAATTTTTAAATGATTTAAATACAATCAGATCATCCCCAGAAAAAATAGAAGGTCACAAGTTTGGTCATAAATTGGCTGGTAATTTATACAAAGAATTATTGGTCAGTCATACTGTCATGTTAAAATGGAAACAAAAATATTTTGATACATTAATTGTTCATTATGCTACATCCCATTACAAAGAAAAAAAGGTTAAGCAAATTATTATTACAGCTTCTTGGCATAACATTCAAAAGTCAGGGGATTTCAACCCATGCCATACCCATACACATTTTCAGGATAGACATATATCTCCAGACATTTCAACTGTAGGTTATATTAAACTACCAAAGTCTATGGTAGATTATAAACATTCTAAGAAACATCATGCTGTTGGTGGACACATTGAATTTGTTGAAGGTACTGAGGATATGTTCACAAACGCAAACTATCTGATACAACCTATGGTTAAAGATTTTTATATATTCCCCTCATCTTTACGTCATGCTGTATATCCATTCTATTCGGACAATGAAACAGATGAGAGAATATCCTTTAGTTTCAATGCTAAAATAATATTTGATGAGTAATACTGAGCCATTCTTAAAAGTACCCCATTCTTTGATAGACAATGAGGTTCTAACCTCTGTTGAAAAATGCCTCTATATGCTTCTGACAAGGCTCAGAACAGCCAAAAGGGGTTGTGTGCCTTCCTATGCCTACCTAAAACAAAAACTTAAAATAAAGGACAAGAGAACCATCCTGAAGGCTTTGGACAGACTACAACTATTTGGATATATTACATGGGAAAATAGAGGTCAGGATAAAACTAATAAATATTATTTTAGAGGGGATGAAAACTTTCAATATATTTTAAGTAACAATATTAAATTAAGAAAGATTATGTCTGCTAAACAAAAGAAAATATATGTGGATAAAGTGAGGAAGAAGTTTGTGGAAAAGAGGGGGATAAAGTTGGTAAGTAGTTAACATCTTATTAACATGGGGTCTGGCAGTAGGTGTCTTGCACTACATTTTTTGCACACTACCACCCCAAAATATGTACCTTAATAAAGAATTATACTAATAATTACTAATTAGAGTTATGACTAAATATGTACCTATTGAAACTATCAAATATGAATTAAGTAAAATTAGAAAGTCTTCTAATTTTCAATACAGACAAGCTATAGATAGAAATCGTAAAAATCAGGTTAAGCACCCCCCCTTGATAGACCTTCTTAGATTTCTACAAAATAGAAATACACCTGAACCAATTATAGATGAGATAGTGAAGGAATATTGGTCGGAAGTAGAAAAGGATAATAAGTTTGAAAAAGTAATTGCTAACAAGCTCAAGATAAAGTATTCTAAGTAAGTTAACATACAATATCTAGGTATCTTTCGGATATGGGGGTTAATTCTTATACCTTTCTTTCTACAACCCCCTATCCTCCTCAATTATTCTTAACTCAAAAGGATTTACATATCCTCTGTAATCGTCAAAATCTTTAATAAATGTATCTACAAAATCCTCTTGTGTTTCATCTATTTTAATTTTTTTGTTATTTATTTTTATAAATACTAAATCATCTGCTTCACTATCAGTTTGATTTAGATCAACTTCTACATTTTTTGTTTGATATTCTCTTTTTAAAGCTATTGCTATTGGACAGTTATTTTTACAACCTTGTTGTCCATAATTAATATCATGTTGAGTTATATTTATTTTTTTCATTGTTTCCTTCCTTTCTTTATATTCCAAAGTGTTCTTGCATAGTTAAGTCTTTGTTGTTTTGTTATTATCTTCTCTGGAATTAGTCTTAATGCTTTGTTGTTTATCTTTGATATACCTTTCATATCTTTTTCTAATCTCATGGTCTTTCTCAAAGGTATTTACCCCACATAGTTCTAAATCTAATTTGTATTCTAAATAACCTTTGATCCTTTCTTTCATTCATTTGCATTACAATATTATCATTCCTATTGCAAGACTTGTCAATAGTATAATACAAATTAGAATAATTCTAATCTTTGTATTCTTAATAGGTTGTCCAAAAATAATCATTGTTGTAGTGAGGCAATAACAAGTAAAGCAATCTCAATAATTATTATTGCCTCAATCATTTAATGTCTTGTGCCTTCTATTCTTTCTATTGCATAACCTTTAGCTGTTTTCATTTCACATTCAATTATTTTTTTTATGGTGTTTGTTCCATAACCCATGTCAAATAGTGAAATAATTGCACAATAAATTTGAATAGCAAAAGGTGTAGGGTATTTATCATTAAAATATTTATCCCTATATTTACCTAAATATTCAAAGCACTCATCCATTTTTTTATTGTACTCTTTTTCTTTTTTTGTTTGTCTTTTTTTACTCATCTTTTTTCCTTTCTTTGTTATCGCTTTCTTTCATTATCATATCAATCAAAGTATCTGAGCTGTA